AATAGTTGAAGATATGATTCAAGACCCAAGGATAGACAACTATAACGATTACTGATATAAGTAACCTGTTGGTCGCTCAAGCCAACTCTAAACCTTAACTTGAGGGTTGCTTAGTAAGCAATTTAATGGCCGTTAGAGGGTCTTAAACAACTATGCCCACTATGCATAGCGTGTAACAATACGAGAAGTTACGACATCACAAGCTACTATCAACGAGTCTCCTGATAGTAAACAATAGTTTGCGATGATATGGCGAGACTACGCAGAATAATAAATAACGCGTCCGTTCGAAAGTACGAAACCTCAGGGGTTCATACTAAGAGAATGGTTCTAATCATTAAGCCGTTCTCTGTACTTCAACACTCAAAGGTTCTTAACATATACTAGATAATATGTATAGTAAGATTAAACGTAATGGTTCATCAAGAAAATGGCGAGCTCTTAGACAAGCCATACTTAAACGAGACAACAACACCTGTTACTACTGTGGAATTCCTACAGCTACTACGGTCGACCATCTCACACCCATCGAGCAAGGCGGCGACAACAACTCAAATAATCTCGTTGCTGCTTGTTCAAATTGCAACTACTCTAAAGGCAATCGAACAGAAGACCAGTACATTAAAGACAGAAACAATAAAGCTAGAAGACAAGTAATGAAAAACAAACACAAAAACATTGGATTTTTTATGGGCGCAGGACACCCACCGACCCCTGCCAGCAAAACCTCCCCAAAAGAGTTAAAAACACCGTTTGAATTGCCTAAAGGAGTTAGTCGTAATGATTAAAGAAGAAAAGCACAGAATTCTGCCTGCTTTAGATAGGGCACACGAAGAAGCGTTACGTCAGGGCATCATCACAGCTCTCGATGCAGCAGGAATGGCTATGGCATATACGCTCGCAGGTGTATTAGACGGTGGAACATTGAAACCTATTGAAGAAGTTAAATATATGGGGCAGTTGCAACAAATTTTAGATAAGTATGGTTTGAGTTTGTATGGACGTAAAGAAAAACCAGAGTTAGAAACAGGTGAAGACCCAATTGACAGCCTTAGGAAACTCAACCCCGAGAATTCAGACCACAGCACTAGCTTACCCAACTAGAGGTAACGAAGTAGCCGAGTTTGCTCGGCAAATAGATATGCCGTTGATGGAATGGCAACAGTATTTAATTGATGAAGCTTCAAAGATTAAAGAAGATGGTACTTGGGTTTACAAGAATGTGCTGGCTATTGCAGCTAGACAAAATGGTAAAACACATTTGCTGCGTATGCGTATTCTGGCTGGGTTATTTCTTTGGGACGAAGAACTACAAATAGCAAGTGCTCAAACACGTGATTTATCGTTAGAGACTTTTAGAAAAGTTGTTGAAGTTATAGATAACTATGATTGGCTACGTCGAAAAGTTAAACACGTAACAAGAGCTAACGGCCGTGAAGAAGTGCAACTAAAAAATGGTATGCGTTACAAAATTGTAGCAAGTAATTCAGGTGGTGCAAGAGGTTTATCCTCAGACCTTGTAATCCTTGATGAGCTTAGACAACAAAAAACCTATGATGCTTACTCAGCACTTGTGTTCACAATGAATGCTAGACCCAATTCCCAATTTTGGGGTATCAGTAACGCTGGTGACCATTACTCAATAGTGCTAAACGCTATGAGACAACGAGCTTTAGACAAAATAGAAAAAGATTTAGATGACCCAATGTGTTTTATGGAATGGTCAGCATCACCAAACAGAAAACTATCAGACATAGAGGGTTGGAAAGAAGCAAACCCAGCACTAGGTAGAACAATTACAGTAGACGCAATTAAAGCCAGACTAAGTGACCCACCCGAGATATTTCAAACAGAAGTTTTATGCCAATGGGTAGAAACAATGAATGGTGCTTGGCAGATGGGAACTTGGAATACGTGTATGCAACCAAACCTTGAACTTAAACCAGATAGACCAACTTGGTTAGGTGTTGAAATATCACCAGAGCGTAATACTTGGGCTTTAACAGGTGCACAAATACTTGAAGACAGAACTATAGCTGTAGGTTTAATGGAATTTGTTGAATCAGATAACCCAATAGATGATTTACATATAGCAGGGCGCATATCCGAATGGGCTAAACATTACAACGCTGAAGCTGTAGTAGCTAACAGGTTCACAGGTGACTCAGTAGTAGCAAAATTACGTCAATCAGGAATTAACGCAGAAGTTATACAAGGCTCAAAGTATTATCAAGCTTGTGATGAAGTACTGAGTGCTATGTCAGGTGGACGATTAGCTCATTCAAATCAACCTGATTTAACTTCAAGCATAAATTCTTGTATAAAGAAAACAAATGATACAGGTGCTTGGTATGTGATGAGACGTAAAGTATCCACAGCTGCAATAAGTATGATTTTGGCCGTTCATAAAGCAACCGAGTATGGTGGCAGGTCACAAAATCAAGACATTGTAGTTGCTTAGGTGCTTGACTATTATAACGATTTGGTAAAGAATTAGAAGTTATGGGCTTCTTTCAAAATCTTCTTGGTGTCACACCAAATGAGGACGTAAACAAAGTAGATGCTGCTGTAGCACCTTACAATTACCAACAGTATGCCCAACCATTTGACTATTTTGGTTTATCATCAGTAACCAGAGCACAAGCTATGCAAGTCCCAGCTGTTGCAAGAGCTAGAAATATTATTTGTGCAACTATTGGTTCATTACCTTTAGAAGTTAGACGCGAATCAAACAATTCTAAAGTTCCAACCCCACCTTTTATTAGACAACCAGACCCACGTATGACAGGACAATCTGTATACACATTTCTTGCAGAAGATTTATTATTTACAGGCCAAGGATATTTAAGAACACTTGAACTTGGCACAGATGGACGACCTTTATCAGCTGAATGGATTTCAGTAAGCCGTATTACAAGAACTTTAGATTCATTAGGCCACAATGTACGTTATTACAGCGTCGACGGCAATCGTGTACCTGAAAATGGTTTAGGTTCACTTATTCCGTTTACTGGTTATGATGAGGGATTACTTGTAAGAGCAGGAACAACAATACTTACAGCACTTGCATTAGAAAAAGCAGTTAAAAGATTTGCAGACGAACCAACACCAAACGTTGTTCTTAAATCAAACTTGCCAATGCCAGCAGAAAGAGTTACAGCCCTATTAAATTCTTGGAAAGAAGCACGCAACACTCGTGGTACAGCCTTTGTTAACGACACAATCGATTTTCAAAGCATAGGATTTAGCCCAGAACAATTAACGCTAAACCAAGCACGACAATATATGGCTTCTGAGATTGCTAGGGCTTGTAATTTACCTGAATACTACGTAGGTGGTAACGCAGGTGGTTCAATGACTTATTCAAACGTTACAGCTGAACGTAGAAGCTTAATTGATTTGTCTTTACGTCCTTTAATGACTTGTATAACCCAGCGAATGAGCGACAACGACATTACGCCTAGAGGTTCTATAGTAAAATACAATCTTGAAGAATTTTATTCACCAAGCGCACAAGAACGCGCAGACATATATACAAAACTTATTCCTTTAGGTGTAATGACAGTAGAGGAAGCAAGAGAAAGGGAAGATTTGATAAATGAATAATTTTATTAAATTCTCAACCGACATTATCGCAGCTAATTCATCAAAACGTGAATTAACAGGCGTTATTGTTCCTTTTGGTCAAGTAGGACATACTAATATGGGTGATGTTGTATTCCAACAAGGCTCATTAAAAATCGGTGAGGGTATAAAACTTTTCACAGAACACGATATGACCAGACCAATAGGTAAATTATCAAGATATGAAGAAGACGACAAAGGAATTGTCGGAACATTCAAAATAGCACGAACCAATGCAGGAGACGACGCATTAGCCGAAGCACAAGAGGGTTTACGAACTGGATTTAGCGTAGGCGCAATGATTGACGATTACGTCACTAAAGGTGAACAAGTAATTGTTAACGAAGCAACTCTTAGAGAAGTTTCACACGTTACATTCCCAGCATTTGGCGAATATGCCCAAATAACCGAAGTAGCTGCAAGCGCAGATATTTCACAACCAACAGAAAGCGAGGAAACTATCGTGTCAAACGAAGTTACCCCAGAAGTAGTAGAGGAAGTTGCAGCAGAAGTTGTTGCAGCCCCAGCTGTTGAAGCCCAAGAACGCAACGCGCGTCCTGCAATCTTCACAGCACCACGAAGCCCAATTGTTTCTAAAGGTTCATACTTAGAACACAATATTCGTGCAGCACTTGGAAACGAAGATTCACGTCAATACGTAATGGCAGCTGATACCACAGGTAACAACGCAGCCTTTATTCCAACCCCACAATCACAAGAAGTAATTAACGGCATTGCAAACGCTGATAGAGGATTTATAGATGCTTTATCACGTGCGACCTTGCCTGCAGCCGGAATGAGTTTCGAAATTCCAAAAATTACAACTGCGCCTAGCGTAGCCCAAGCAGACGAAGCAGCAGCATTATCAGAAACAGATACAGCTTCTTCATTTGTATCAGTTGCAGTTAAAAAATTTGGTGGACAACAAACATTATCTGTTGAATTATTAGACAGAAGCTCACCAGTATTTTTTGATGAACTTGTTCGTCAAATGGAATTTGCTTACGCAAAAGCAACAGACTCATACGTAATGGGTGAAGTTGCAAACACAGGTACATTAAATGCAACACCAGCAGACGAAGACAGAGAAGGACTATTAGAATACGTTTCTTCTGCAGCAGCAGCTGTTTATTCAGCTTCTCTTGGTTTTGCTCGTAACATTGTAGTTAGCCCTCAACAATGGGGTAAAATTATGGGTTACAACGAAGCTGGTCGTCCAATCTATACAGCGACCCAGCCAAGTAATGCCGGTGGAAATGTTTCTCCACAAAGTTTAAGAGGCCAAATCAGTGGACTAGATATGTACGTATCACGTTCAATGACAGGAACTGGTGGAACTGGTCTAGGCGATTACTCAATGGTTGTATTGAATCCTGATTCATACACTTGGTACGAATCACCAAGATTGTCACTACGCACCAACGTAATTAACACAGGTCAAATTGATGTTAACTACTACGGATACGGCGCATTAGCTACAAAAATTGCAGCTGGCGCAAACTGGTTTAACAAAACTGCTTAAACCCTAAAACGTGAGGCTAGTCTCGCCCCTGTGGCTAGCCTCACCCTAAACGAGAGGAAATAAAATGCCAGTACTAGTAACAGCAGCTCAGTTAAGAGCTGTACTTGGCGTTCCGAATACTCTCTATGATGACACAGCATTAAACGCAATTATTGACACTTCAGAAGACGCTATTGGCGATTTTCTTATTCAATGGAAAGTTGGAATAGATAAACACTATTCAGAAAAAGCGACCGAAACAACAATTCACACAACACAACCACACAAATTTTATGAAACACAAACAGTAGCCATATCAGGTGTTGAAGCACACGTAAATGGCAACAAAACAATATCTTCAATAGTTGATGATTACACTTTTAAAATTACAACAACAAGCGCACCAGTACATACCGATTATAGATTTGTTATACCTAATGGAATTGCTGCTGAAAATGATTTATCACAATACAACGGCGTAGCAGCTATAGAAGAAGCTGTATTACAAATCGCTGTAGACGTATTTCAATCAAGACTAGCTGCAGGTGGCACACAACAAGCACTAGATTACACACCAGCCCCATACAGAATGGGTAGAACCCTTTTATATAAAGTTACAGGTTTGATTAGCAAATATATTGACTCTAATAGTCAAGTAGGTTAACTATGGCTCTTAGTACGCTACGAGCAGGCCTTAAAACAGCAATAACGTCAAATACAAATTATTCTGCATACGACCACGTACCAGAAATCATAATTCCACCAGCAGCTTTAATTTTAGCTAGTGACCCATATTTAGAACCTATAGTAATAGGTAACAATAAGAATTGGTACGTACGTCTAACACTAGAAGTTGTTAGTACAACGTATTCAAACCCAAGCGCGCTAACAAACTTGGAAGATGATATAGAAACAATTCTTGGACTTATTCCGACAAGTTGGATAATCTTGTCTGTAAGTAGCCCAAGAATTAGAAGCACAAATAGCACAGATTTATTAAGTGCTGAAATACAACTACAAACAGCCTACACAGGCTAGGAAAGGTAAGAAATGGCAACAACTATTTTAAGTGGTCGTCAATTAACATTGACTATTGCTACAAAAAACTATAGTGAACAAATTTTAGATTCTGCTATCAACTTTGATACCGAACGTTTAACTTTTGACACTCTTGCAGGCAAAGCCTACAAATACATTGATTCAAACGTCACTCTTGATATTAATTTCTTGAATGATGCAGGTAAAAGCCCAGACAGCTTGTATAAAGCACTTTGGGACGCAACCGAATCAGCACCAGATACAGCACTTGCTTTTGTGTTAACACTAACAACAGGTGTAACTTTAACTGGTACAGTATTACCACAATACCCAAGTATTTCTGGTTCAGGTGCAGACGCACAAACTTGTTCAGTATCTCTACAAGTTGTCGGTATCCCAACAGAAGACCTAACTGCATAACAACAACTAAAGAACAGGGGCACACAAAATGCTTAAACTAAAATTAACGTGGGAATTAGAAACAGGTGAGAAGTTTGAAGAATGGACAAGACCTATTGAACTTTCACTTGCAGAAAAAGAACTATATTCAGGTAAATCAATTGTTAAAATACTTATTGAAGAAAGCACACCAAGTAACACACTTCTTTTATTTTTGGCACACAAAATTCAACAACGAGTCACAAAAAAAGTTGAAAACTTTGAAACTTGGAAAAGCAAAGTCACCGATGTTGTTGCTTCTGATTTTGAGACAGCAAATTTTACCAAGCCCGAAGTATCGGGCGCACAGCAGTAGAACTAGCAATAGCAACTGGGATAACACCCGATTATTGGCTCAATGCAGAACCCGACATATGGGCAACGGCTATAGACATATTGAACGAGCGCAATAATGGCTAATGCAATAGCTGGTAAAACTAGCAACACTAAAAGAACTATCAGGGTTAAAGTAGATGACTATGAGCTACGTTCCCTTTTAGCCACGTTTAGTAAAATGGACGATATTGCTAAAAATGATATGAAAAAAATAGCTAATGATTTAGCAGAACGCGCAGCTAGATTTGTTACTTCTTACGCTTACAATGCACCTAACCCTGCACAAGCAGACGCTATAATGAAATCATTAAAAATTAACAGGTCAGACAAAGCACCAAATTTTACAATGGGTGGTAACACAAAAGTTACCCGAAGTGGAGCAAAGGCTGGTACGCTTTTATTTGGTACAGAATTTGGTTCTAACAGACTAAAGCAGTTCCCACCACGTAGCCCACGTAAAGGGCGTGGTAATCGTGGTTGGTTTATCTTTGTTGCTTTAGAACGTTTTCAACCAGTTATTGTACGCGAATGGTTACAAGGCTATGAAAAAATAGCAACTGAGTGGAAAGGTAGGGCAGCTTAAATGGCTGAGATTAGGTCGTTAAAACTTGCTTTACTTGCTGATACTAAAGATTTTATTCAGGGGCTTGATAAAGCTGATAAAGAAACTAAAACTTTTAGCAATAAATTAGATAACGCTTTACAAAAAGG